AGGCGGAGTTGCGTTCCGGCGACCCTGCGCAGATGTCGAATTACCTGAGAAGGGGAAGCCGAAACAAACGCTTCGACGGGGCCGTTCGGAAGGCTCTGGACGCAGGCAGGCCGGTGCCCGTGGAAATTATTGAAAGAGCCGCTGTTGCGATGTCCAACAACCTCTTGCGCGACAGGGGCGAAGTGATCGCTCGAACCGAATTGCTAGGCAGCCTTCACGCCGGTCAGGACGCAGGGCTGCAACAAGCGATTGCCAAGGGGCAAATGAGTGCCGATCAGATCAATGTAGAGTGGGACGCGAGCGGTGATCGTTTTACTCGCCCATCCCACAGCGAGATGGACCGACAGAGAAGAGGATACGGACAGCCGTTCGTTAGTCCTACCGGGGCAATGATGCGCTATCCCGGAGACACTGGATTGGGAGCGCCAGCGTCGGAAGTGATCAACTGTCGGTGTCACCTTCGAATTCGCCTTAACTTGGTGAATGGTTTGAAGTCGCGACTGACACCGGAAGAACTTGCAACTGTTAGGACGGCGCTGTGACCGTTTACCAGTTTTCCAATCTACCTCAGTGGGTTGCCAAAGTTGAAAAGGTTGCTGACGCTGTAGTCAAGCAAGCAACGAGTGACATGCTTTCGTCGGTCGAAATCGTTCCGGGCATTACTAGGGGCGGGTCGCGCCAGCGGGGGACCATACCTAGAGACTTAGGGGCGCTTGCATCGTCGCTGCAATCGACAATTTACGGCAGCACCGCAATATCGGGCGCTAACAGCTATGTTCTGGTGGCTGGGCAGATGCAGGCTGGCGACATAGCCTCGTTTACGTGGGGCGGAAATGCTGCCCCTTACGCAAGACCTGTGCATTACGGCGCTAACGGCGTGAGCGGCACATTCTGGGTCGATGTTATGGCCGCAGGTTGGTCTGCAAAGTGGGTTCCGCAAGCTGTCCGTAAAGCAAGGAACCAGTTCATATGAACAAAAGCACAATTAACAACGCACTGAAAGAACGGTTGGCATCAGGAGGCATTGGAATATCCGGTGTCTGGCCGAACGTCGGCGCGACTGTAGCAAGACCCTTTTTTGAGGTCGAGATAACAACCGTAGACCGCACAAGCCCGCTCAGGGGGAATAAGCTCAAGGAGTTGGGCATTTTCAGTGTTGTTGTGGTTGTTGAAGGCGACACCGGTGAAGACGCCGCCAACGGCTACGCAACAGCGGTGGCCAATCTATTCGCGCCCGGTGTGAGCGTAACGAGCGCAGGCGTAAAGGTGTCTGTTGTTTCGCCTCCTACAATACAAGGCGGCTTCAAGGATGGGCCAGATTGGCGCGTTCCAGTGATAATCCGATATCGGGCAACAAAGGAGTGACGCAGATGTCCAAGATCAAAGCCGAAGCAAAAGAGTCGAACACCATTACCGGTGGTAAGCTGGCCACTGTTGGTCCCGGAACGGGTGTATCCCACCCGGCGCTGCTTTACAGCGGCGAAGCGCCCCAGAAAGGCGCGAGCATTAAATTCATTCTCGACAACGGTGTCGAATACGAGGGCACAGTCGCTGACGCTACGGCTTCTGACGGCAACGTATTGGTCGAATTCAAAGACGGGATTACTCCTGTCAAGCCCGTAAGGAGTTAAAGAATGGCTACCATCCAGCCCACCTCTACCGAAGGTACAGGCGTTCGCACAGCCGTCGAAACCACAATGACGGCAAGCGACACGTTCATCTACGCTGCCAATCAAGGTCAGCTTCTTATTCTTCGCAACCCGACGGCGGGGGCTTTGTCTCCTGTGATCGACGGGGATGGCGGTACGTCCGTGCCTGTCCAAGGGATTGGTACTGTCGATGTTTCCGGCGGTTACGCGGTCGGCTCAATTGCTGCGGGTGCTGCCAAGGTCGTTCCGCTCGATAGTATTGCGGCATACCTCAAGGGAACCATCGCCGTTACAGGCGGGACAGGGCTTGTCGCTGTGCTGCTGAACTAATAGGCACCCCGCCTATTTAACGCGCCGCAGGCGCAATCACTCATGTTTAGGAGAAAAGAACATGGCTACGACTGAAGGAATAGGCGGGTTCTTGTCCGTATCCGCCGCCGCTCCGGCAACATACGACGCTACTGGTTACGCGGCGCTCACATGGACTGAAATTGGCGAGCTGGGCGAAGTGCCTGACCATGGCCCGGCACATGCAACAGTGACGTTCACACGTCTGAAAGACGGTATTGTGAACAAGTACCACGGCGAACTCAACTTCGGTTCGCTCGCCATCCCTATGGCGTACGACCCCGCAGACGCAGGCCAAGCCATTCTCAAGGCGGCACGTGTTTCGAAGGACGAGATTTCGCTCCGCTTGACACGAAGCGATGGGTCGGTTGAGTACACCTCGGGCAAGGTCATGTCGTTCACCAATGCTGTGAGCGTTGGCGCCGTTGTTGGCGCTACGTCGCAGGTAGAGCTTACGCGCGAAACAGTAGACGCGTAAAAGAACGCTCGCTCGTTTTTCCAAATTTTGCGAGCGAGCGGGAAGGGTCATGGGGAGGTGGTTCGCCCCCGTGGCCCTTTCATAAACCACAAACCCGATAGGAAGTTAGTATGACAAATCTCAATACCATGGGCCAAGAGCTCGCTACCGCTGTTGCCAAGATGCACCTTGCGGCCCCCGATGGGTCGCCGTTGTATATATACACCGACGAAAACGGCAATATCCAGACTGTTACCGTGCGCGATAAACAGGACGTTGATTACAGCCCGTGCCTTTTCCACCTCGTTGGCAAGGACAGCCCACAGTTTCGGGCACGTCAGGCCAAGGTACAAGCGCAGCTTATGAAGTTGATGCGTACCAAACAGCTCGAGAAGCGCAGCGCTGAAGAATCAGAAAACATGGATATCGAGACCATTGCAACAGCTTTGGTCGGGTGGGAAAATATCCCGTGGAGCGACACGCCTAACGGCAAGACTTACTTCATCGACTATACGACCGACAACGCCATCAAGGTGCTTAAAGGCTATCGTCCTGCGATGGAGCAGGCGGACGAGTTTGTTGCAGAGCGCGCAAATTTTTTGGGGAAGCGCTAGACGCTCTTTGCCTCTGGGCAAGGCAACACGCATGGCTCAGCTCTAAGCCGAAAGACCACGAGTGGACTAGGGCTAAGCTGTACGACAAAGCCAACGAGCCGATGATTTTCCCGGACGTCGAGTTCAAGTCGTACCTGTGTGAGTGGCTTCTCAAGATCGGCCCGGTATGGTCTGGCGGTATGGGGGCTGTACCCATACCGCATACCGAGCTCGCCGCGTGGGCTGCTAACCAAGGAATCGCTTTCTCAGACTCAGACGCTGAATGGCTTTATCTTATGTCCGTTCAATACTCGAACGAGCTTAGCTCGTCTGACGGTAAAAGCACCCCCGCACCCTACGAACCGTAAATTAGGGCCTCGTTGGTTGAGGCCCTAATTTAAGAACGCCAGTAGAAAGCAGCGCAAATGACAATGGATCTTGCCCGTTTGGGCGTAGAGATAGACAGCCGCAAAGTTAAAGACGGCAAGCAGAATTTGCGCGACTTTGGCGACGAAGGCGTTCGAACTCAAAAACGTATCGGCGAAGCAACCGACTCGATGCGCCGCGACTTCGGCAAGCTTGGCGGTAACTTGAAGGCGTTCACGCGTATTGCGGGCGGCGCTTTTGCTCTTATTGCCGGTAGCATTTCTGCGAGCGCTGCCATAGGCGAAGCTAGAAAATTCGGTGCGGCCTTGAGCGAGGTTTCGACACTTATCGAAGGCAACGCTCAACAAACCAAATTCTTGCAAGAAGAAACAAATCGACTTGCTGCCACATATGGCGGGACAGGTACTTCTCAGGCGCAAGCATTCTACCAAGCTATCTCGGCCGGTGCGTCCAGCGTAGAAGAAGCAGCCATGACACTCGACGCGGCTAACAAGCTTGCGATTGGCGGTGTTACGGACGTCACAACTGGCGTCGGAATCTTGTCGACAGCTATGAACGTTTATTCTTCGAGCGGTCTTACTGCAGCCGAAGCCTCGGATGCCATTTTTGTTGCTGTGAAAGCCGGTGTTACAACAGTCGGCGAGTTGTCATCGTCGCTCGGCAAGGTCTTGCCACTTGCCGAAAAGATGGGTCTTTCCTTTGACGAGACTGCAGCAGCAACAGCGGCGCTCACTAAAGGTGGTCTAAGCACGGCAGAAGCAGTGACAGCTCTCAGGGCCTCTTTGTCGGCTGCGCTTGGACCGTCAAAGCAGGCCAGCGACCTCGCCAAACAACTCGGTCTTGACTTTAGCGCTTCGGCTATATCTGCGAAAGGCTTCGCAGGGTTCATGCAGGACGTTGTTGATAAAACCGGCGGAAGCTCCGAAAAGATGCAGATGCTGTTCGGGTCTGTTGAGGCCGTTGGTGCCGCACTTGCGTTCTCAGGATCGGCGGGCGAAAGCATGAACGCTATA